CTTTGAAAGAGGTACAATACTTGAAAAGAAGCTTCGTATACAGAGATGGATTGTGGTTTGCTCCTATGAAAGAAGATGATCTTATGGAAATATTGAACTGGAGAACTGATGGAAAATTGACAGCAAAAGAATCTATGGCACAAACAGCGGAAGGTGTCATGAGAGAATTTTTCCATCATGGATTTGAAACATTTCAATTTCGAAGGAATCAAATCAACAAAGCATTGAAGGAAGTCGATTGCGAAACTATTTGGCTAACGTACAGTGATGTACTTGAGGAATTTACGAATGCCTCACCAGAAGAACCGAACATTATGGTAGCACAAATGGGATTGGAAGAAATTGATGAAGATGAGAGAGAGAAGATGAACATGCTTTGGGATACCGGAATAACTAAAGAAGAAGAAATTCAGCTATTGGCGGCAGAAACCATCTTTTGTAAAGAATGGATGAAAGGTGACCCCTTTAGTGGAGTTATGCGACAATGGATGGATCTTTTCTCTGAAGTTAAAATGGAGATTCAACGGAAAAAGGACCAACGATATTACCCAAATTGTCCAAGTGATGTGGTACGCATTCATTACAGAACTCTTCTTAGTTCTGTTTGTGATTATGCTACTATCGGCTCTAAAGGCAGTGAACTCTTAGTACGACAACAGATGGTTAAAAACTCAATATATTTATTTGAGAGTTTTAGACCAGATAGTCAATTGCATGAGGTACTGGCTGATAAAAGGCGAGACATCTTACGGATGATTAAAAATGAAACCAATCAATGGGTTGCTCAAGGAAAAGCAAGTAGGAATGAATGGTATGGCACTTATGGAGTGAAACCAGACATGGAAATTTCAAAAAATGATTTATCGCAGTATGTTTGCACAATATCCCTTCGAGGTGTGGGTAAAACCATAGGTAGAGGAGGATTGAGTAAGCAGAGGGCACAAGATAATGCATTTGATGATTTTATGCTTAAATACGCACTGATTGATGATGACGACGAATTTGTCTTCAAAACTCTTGAGGATATCATAGAACACATTCTAAAAGTCGATGAGGGCCGAAGGACTTGTGATAACAAGCCAAAGGTACCCATAATTGATATTTGGAAAGTGAGATGTGAGGAACTCACTAAGCAAAATGAGGAGCTTCGACTTCTTTTACGCTCAACGATTGAGAAACATTCTGAGGAGAATGAGGCTCATGAGAGA